CAAGACAAGATGCAAAGGCACATACATTTAAACCTTTGTATGGTGGTGTAACTGGTACAGAGGATGAGAAAAGATATTATAGCAAGTTCTTAGAAAAATATAAAGATATAAAAACTTGGCATGAGAAACTACAATCAGAGGCAATACGATTTAAACAAATAAGTTTACCAACTGGTAGGCAGTATGCTTTTCCATATGCAGAGAGAACACCTTGGGGTGGATCTACTTATGGTACACAAATAAAAAATTATCCTGTGCAAGGATTTGCAACTGCAGATATTGTACCACTTGCTTGTATAAATATATATAAACTTATGCAAGAAAAGAAAGTAAAAAGTTTACTTATAAACACAGTTCATGATTCTATTGTGGCTGATGTTTACCCTGGCGAAGAAGATGTGATGAGTGAGATATTTAACAGGGGCACAGCAGATGTAATACCTGCACTAAAACAGTATTACAAAATAGACTTCAATGTACCCCTTGACACAGAATTAAAAATAGGGTATGATTGGTTAAATATGGAGGAGGTTAAATGAGTAAAGAAATAGAAGCATTAGAAACTATGGATGAGTTTTCTGATGAAGAGTATTCTGCATACTTAGAATACACAGCACTAAAAGATCAATGTGTTATAGAACCTAGTACGTTATACATAGATAGAGACCATGAATTTTTATCAGAATGGGTTTACTTTGCACAAACAGATGGTTTAGAAATAAAAATAATAGATGGGGAGACAGCAATATGTTAGAGGTATTTTTTATAATATGTTTAATAGGTATGGCTATAAGATTAATAGATGATATCATATATTATTTTTATAAAAAATTTAAAAAATAATCCTTGACAAAAAAGTAAAAATGATGTATAAGGTAATTATAAATAAGGAGGACAAATGTCTGACAATAACTTAACAAACATAAAACAAATGTCTAATGAGCAAATTATGCAAGCCATTGGGCAAGACGATGGTTCTAGTACAGGTTCTAATATACCTAGACTAGCTATCAATCGTTCACCAGAAGATGATGATGGTAATCAATTACCAGTTGGTCACTTCTACACATACGACTCTAATGTAGGTCAAAATGTTTTTGGCAAACCAGTAACATTAAGACCATTTATAAGTGCTATGCAATACATGCACTATGATGCAGATAAAGGGGAGTATGTTAATAGATCTATTATATTTAAAAGTTGGAGAGAAGAAGCTATAGATATACTAGGTGGAACTAAGTGTGGTAAGATACCTTTCAAAGAAAGATCAAATCTTACACCAGAACAACTAGAACAACAAAGAACTATAAGATGTTACAAACTTGTATACGGGTTATTATCTTTTGATAAAGGTAAAACTTCACAAGGACAAGATCATAGTATAGAAAATATACCTGTTCTGTATAGGGTAACTGGTACTGCGTTCTCACCTGTAACAGCTGCTCTAGATCTATTAAAGAAAAGAAAGAAACTTATGTTTAATTGCACGTTTTCTTTAGATACTAAAAGACAAAAGAAAGGCGGCAATGTATTTTATGTACCAGAGATATCTGTTAATGCAGATGCAAACTTACAGCTATCTGATACTGATATGGAAACATTAAAGGTATTTCAAGAGTCCATAGATGTTGAGAACAAAGAGGTCATTGATCTTTATAATACTGCTAAGAGTAAAGGTGCTAATGGTCATGACAAGATAGATGCTAAAATTGTAGAAGAGTTAGATCCAGAAAAAGTATTATCAACTTAATGAATAATATACTTTTACAAGTACAGCAGTATCTCGATTCTGTTTCAAAAAAACCTGTCAAACTAGACAAACAGTTAGTGCAGGAGTTTGGTGAGGCGTGTAAAAACGCCTTACTAAAACAGTTTGAAGAAGAAAGAAAAGATAAGTTTGAACCTAGAATGTCTAATATAGGTAGACCACTATGCCAACTACAAATGGAAGCAAAAGGTATAAAGGGTGAAGGTCAACCATATAATGTTAGAATGAGAAATACATTTGGTGATTTAATAGAAGCATTATCTATATTTGTAATGAAATCAGCAGGTGTAAAATTAAAGAATGAACAGAAAAAATTAGAGTATAAATTTGATGGAGGAGCAATTGAAGGTAGACAAGATGTTGAGATTGATGGCAAAGTATGGGACATTAAAAGTGCATCACCATACTCATTTGATAAAAAGTTTGGAGAAGCAGGGGGATTTAGTGAAGTTGCTAGAGAAGATTCCTTTGGTTATGTATCACAAGGATTTTTATATGGCGAGAGCCAGAAGAAAAAATTTGGTGGTTGGATTGTAGTTAATAAATCTACTGGTGAGTGGGCAGTTTGTGAAACACCTGCAGAGCATGAAGAATATAAGAAGACAGCATTAGATTCTGCCAAGAATAATTTTAAAGCATTAACTAAAGGCGAACCTTTTAAAAGATGTTATGATGATGTAGCAGAAACTTTTAGAAGTAAACCTACAGGTAATAGAGTTTTGGGTTTTGTATGTTCATACTGCCCATACAAACTTCCTTGTTGGGGAAGAGACAAGTTGCAGTTGTTACCACAACAGCAATCTAAAGGAAAGAATCCGAAATGGGTTTGGTACACTTCTGTAACAAATCCAAAAGAGGAGACTGAAGAGTATGGTGGGGAATAGTTTGAGGGGTCTGTTTCTCACCGTCTCTTATTATGTTATACTTTGTATTATATAAAAATAAAAAGGAGAAAGATTATAGAATGTTTAGTAATACGTTATTTGATAATGAAAAAGAAGCTAATGACTTTGGTAGAAAAAGTATGAAAAGAAGTTTTGAACATAAAATTGTTGAGTATAATAAAGACAATGTAGATAGGTATTGGTATACATGACAAAGAAAAAAGAAAGTTTAAGTTTAATTAATTCAATCAAGGTGCTAGTTAGCCCTTGGCAAAAAGGTTTTACTTGTGGTATCGTTATGGATAGTAAATCTAAAATGGGTACTGAAGAATATGAATTATGCTCTACTATAGCTAGAGGCATGATAAAGATGGCAACTACTGACCCCCATTCAACGTTTCTGTGGGGACTTCGTGGATTTGCAGAAGATAAAAATAAAGGCACTAATAATCTTAGCATTAGTTCTGTTGCAGAATTTAATGATGAATCTAATGTTGTAGATTTTTTAGAGTATCTAAAAAAGAAACGAGATAAGGAGTTAAACTAGTGGCAACACATTTAGTTATGGGTGACCCTCATTGCACACCCAAAGCAAGCAATGATAGATTCTTATGGGCAGGTAGATTAGCTGCAGATTTTAAAGTTACACATGTTATATGTATGGGTGATTTTTGTAGCATGGATTCTCTATCTACATATGATAGAGCAAAAAAATCATTTGAAGGTAGAAGATATCAAAAAGATATGGATCATTCCCATGCAGCATTATCTTTATTTAATAAAGGATTAGGTAGCCATAAACCTAAAAAGATTATGTTACATGGTAATCATGAGGATCGTATTGATAGATTCGTAGATGAAAATCCAGAGTTAGATGGTACATTAAAAATTAGTGATCT